CCCTGATGCTGTTTACTTGTTTGAAAATAAAGGCGTGCCGATACAAAACAGCAAGCCGAACAAGGACACGTTTTCAAATCTACGGGCACAGAAGTATTGGGAGCTGCGCGACCGCTTTTACGCAACTTACAGGGCGGTGGCACACGGCGAATTAACAGACCCTGACAAACTAATCAGTATCAGCTCAAAAATTGAAGATTTAGACCTGCTGCGAGCTGAAATGTGCCGGATTCCTCGTGACAGAGAAAACAACGGCAAAATCAAGATCATGGGAAAGGATAAAATGCGAGAGAAGAAGCTAAAAAGCCCGAATATGGCTGACTCTGCTATGATGAGCCTTGACATTCCAGATATAATGAGAGCAAGAACGCCAACAGCAGCGCCTCGCCCAATCCAGAGATTCCCAACGCGATGAAAAAAGATCTAGCACAGCTAAAAGAAGATTTTGAGCGGGACAAAGCGTACAACCAGGACACCCGCCAAGAAGCGCAAGACCTGCTGCACTTTTATTACATCAGCCACTACACAGACGAGTGGCGCAATGCTTTGCCACTTAAATTCCAGGGGCAGTTTGACACGATCAAAAAGGCTGGGCGCAAGATCATAAGCGATCTAAGCAGCCAGGACATACAGGCCGACTTTGCTCCAAAAGATGGAACCGACCCAAGTTTGTCAAATATCATGGATCGACTGTTCCGCACTGACGCCCGCAAGAATTCATCCATCGAAGCATTTTACAACGCTACCCTTGAGCAGGTTCCCTGTGGTATTGGCGGATGGCGTCTTGTTAATGAGTGGGAATCGGACAAGATCGGCGACCGAAATCAGACTATCAACAGGATCCCGATCCATGAATTTAACTCCTGTGTTTTTTGGGACTCTGCCGCCCGTATGCAGGACAAGAGCGACGCCAAACGCTGCCACATTGTCAGCGGCTACAACAAAGAGGATTACGAAGAACTCAAAGAAGAGCTGACCGGCCAAGACGACGACGAGTGCGAAGGCGAGACCGGCCCAGCACCTGTTACTAGCTATGGCGCCATGGTAGAGAACGGCAAAGACGTTTACATCGTGGAGAGCTACTACCGCGAGAAAGTCTCTCAAGTGGTGGAGTTTTACCGCGACGACGAGGGAAAGGTTTACGCCTACGAAAAGGCCGAGGCCAAAAAATTTGAGGCCACTTTGGCAGAAGAGGGAAAAACCTTTTTCGACCGCAAAACCATAAAAGTCTGGAAGGTAAAAAAATACACCTGGACTGACACTGAAATACTGAGCGAGTCAGACGTTGTTGGGCCAAATATTCCTGTGGTTCCTCAGTACGGCGAGCGCGTTTTTGTTAACGGCATTGAGCATTACGAGGGAATTACCAGGGGCGCAAAAGATGCCGCCCGACTGCGCGATTTTATGTACAGCTACATGGCCGACATTGCCACCAGCTCGCCTAGGGAAACCCCTATTTTCTTTGCTGAGCAGATTGAAGGCCTTGAGTGGCAGTACCAGGAAAACGGCGTTGATGGTGCCCTGCCGTACAGAACTATGAACCGCGTTGCGGCGGACGGCGCTCAGTTGCCAGTTGGGCCAATCGCCACACTACCGCCTCCACAGCTACCGCCAGCCCTTATCGCTGCAATGCAGGGCATTAACGAAAGCCTAAGCGAGTCAACCTCAAGCGGTGCTCCTAACACCATTGCTGACGTATCAATGAGCGGTACAGCAGTAAGCCAAGTTCGGGCAATGCTGGACGAGAACTCAATCATCTTCCGCAATGGTGCCAAAATCGCCAAGCGCCGTGACGCTGAAATCTGGCTAGGAATGGCACCCGAGGTGTACGGCGTTAAGCGCAAAGTAACGCTTACGAACAAAGACGGCACGACCACCGAAGAATGGCTACAGGAGACAGAATACGACCTTGAGACCGGCGAAGAGCGAGTAATCAACAATTTGGCTGAGGCTGATTTTGATCTCGCAGTTGATATTGGTGAATCGTTCGGCAGTCAGCGCCAGCAGTCACGCCAAGAGGTCGGCAACATTTTGCAATCGCTACAGCCTGGCAGCAAAGAATACATGATGCTGTTGCACAAGTACCTAGAGTTAACCGACGGAGAAGCGACAATCGACATTCGCAAGTACTCGCACAAACAACTTTTGTTAATGGGCATCCGCGAGGCAGAGACCGAGGAAGATATTAAAGCTCTGGAACAAGCACAAGCCGAGCAAGGCCAACAAGCAGACCCTGCCCTTGAGTTAGCCAAGGCCGAACAGATGAAGGCACAGAACGGCGCAGAGAAGCTCAAAATCGACATGTACAACGCAGAGACAAACCGCATGAAAGTAATGCAGGACGCCGCAAAAATAAATGCCGACATAGAAAATCTGCACACTAAAACTGCGGGGAATCACATTGATAATGTACAAAAGGCTTACGGTGGAAGGTAAAACAAGGAAATTGTCAAGAACTTATTTGCGAAAATATTAAGAACGTTATAACATTACATTACGCGGCGGCGGTGTCACGCAAAACCTACCGGAGGTCTTGCCGGGTTTATCGTTCATAGCGAGTAAAACTATGTCAGAAGCAATGTCATTAGAAGAGTTAAAGGCTCAAAACGCAGCAGAAGAAGCGGCCCAGGCTCAACAGCCTGAAGTCGAAGAAATTGATGCAGAAGAGAGCGAGGATTTAGAAGTTGATTCGCCAGAGACAACCGAAGGCGAAGCGACCGAAGAACCTACAGAAGATTGGCTCAAAGAAGACAGTGCTGAAGAAGAAAAAAAGCAAAGCGATTTAGTGCCCGCTGCGGTTTTAGCGGAAACGCGCCGAAAGTTGCGCGGCCAAGTTAGCGAGAAAGACGCCGAGATTCAGCGCCTAAAAAGCGAGCTGGATCAGGTCAAGGCAAGTCCTGCGTCCACAAGTGCGCAAGATTTAGATCTTGAGGTGGCTGTTGAGCCGTGGGAATACGACGGCGACAACTACGGACGCTACAAAGCCGAGCTAGACGCACGTAACGCGCGCAAGATCATGCAGGCCGAAAGTGCGCGCGCACAGCAAGCCCAGCAGATCGAGCAGCAACAGCGCGAAATTGCCGAGCAGTTTAATCAACACTATGACCGCGTTGAGGCGTTGGTAGCCAGTGGAAAAATAACTGTTGAGAAATACAAAGCGGCTGAGGCCAATGTTTTAGAAAAGCTCGACCAGATGACCGGCGCAGGTGAAGCGGGGATGAAGAAATTCGTTGCCAGCATCGGTGCAGGATCGGAAAAGGTTATTATCCATTTAGGCACAAACGGCACAGCGCAACAGCGGCTAGAGCAAGAATTGAAACGCGACCCATCAGGCATTGCAGCAGCAATTTACCTGGGCGGATTGCGTGAAAAGTTCAACTCTGCCCCTGCGACTAAACCCAAAACAGCCCCGGCCCCCGATGTGGCGCTAAAAGGCAAAGCACCTGCATCGTCGTCTCACTACAAGGCTTATGAGAAAGCCGTAGCTAAGGACGACCCAACAGCAATGCTAGAAGCCAAGCGCGCAGCCAGGGGAGCGGGAATAGATACTTCAAAATGGTAGGTAAAAATTTATGGCAGCTTTAAGTGCAGGTAAAATCGTCGCAACTTATTTAGAGGAGGCGGCAAAATCATTTGAATCTCAGCGTGACATGTTGGATTACGTAAAAGTAATGCAGCCTGACCCAGCCGAAATGCAAAATTCATCCAACTCAGTGCTCCGTCGCGTTAACCAACAAGGCGCATCAATCGCCGGTTTTGATTTGACCGGCCTTGAGACTGGCTTAATCCAAGAGTGCTATGTTGCAGGCTTGGGTACTCCCGATAACGCCTTTGTAAGCCTTCGCGCCGATGATCTGCGCGATATTAGCTACATCCGCGATCAGGCAGTAATTGACGGCGAAAAGCGCGCTAGCGTATTGAACAAAGCTATCACCGATTCTATCCGCTTGACTGGCTCAATGTTCTATCGCACAAACGTAACCTCTGGCTATGACGCAATCAGCCTTGCTCAAGCGGCAATGAACAAGCGCCAAATCCGCAAGAGCGGCCGAATCATGGCTTTGAATGACAGCGATTTGCAGTTGTATAGCAAAGACCTGGCATCACGCTCCAACCTTGTTGGCCAGCCTGAGAAAACCTATCAAACCGGCCAATTGTTCAAGCAAATTGCAGGCTTTGAATCAGTAATCGCAAACTCTTCGCTGTCTGCATTGGTAGGTGGTGCTGACCCAGCAACCACTGTGACCGGCAACCAGTCATTCTCACCAATCCCTGTTGGCACCGTAACCGCAGCAACTAACACCGTGGTTAACGCCGATTACCGTACCGCAACTATCCCTGTTGCCGCTTCTGCGTCTTACAACGTGGGCGACCGGGTGACGTTTGCAAATGGTGGTACTACCGTAAAAGCTGTTGGCCGTGATGACAAAACCGTGACCGATGAGGCTATGTCATTTGTCATCGTATCCAAACCAAGCGGCACCTCGATCGAAGTTTGGCCAAAACCAATCGCCGCAGACGACCCTGCTTTGTCAACGCTCGAAAAGGCTTATGCAAACATCAACACCCGCATTCTTAACGCGGCCACTGTTAACCGTTTGAACACTGACGCATCTAACCAGCCTAACATTTTCTGGCAAAAGGACAGTATTGAGGTATTTGCTGGCACTATGCCTGTTGAGAAGTTGGCCGAGTGGGGCGGCATGAAAACTGCCCGCGAGCGTTTGACCGATGACTTGTATATGTACATGCTCTATGATGCAAACATCGCAAGCCTGCAAGCCCGCTGGCGTATGTTTGTTTGGTATGGTGTCAATAACGCCCGGCCAATGGACAACGGCGCGTTCGTTAGCTTCTAATTTCCCCTGGGGCTTAGGCCCCTTTTTTTGGATATTCCTATGTCTATTCATGTTTATAAGCCAGGCGAAACTCACGAGGTTGACGGTCTAAAATGTGAGATAATCACATGTGAGATTGGCGACTATGCCGACCATAAAGCCGCCGGTTGCGTTGATAATGTGAAAGAACTCTACCCAGAGTTATTCCCGGTTTCAGATCCAGAGGAAATCCCGGTTTCAGATCCAGAGGAAATCCCGGTTTCAGATCCAGAGGAAATCCCGGTAGAAGTACAAATTGATTTGGTCGATGCTGTTAATGCACCAGAGTTTTTAACTCAAAATATCCCGGTTGATAAGGCCGACAAGAGCAAGAAAAAATAACGTAAGGGGCCGCTGTGAAAACAAAAATCGAACTAGTGAATGGTGCGTTTGCTGAGCTTCGGATCAGCGGTCTTACTTCTGCCACCGACTCTGAAGATATTGAGTTAGGGCTGTCTGCTCTAGAAGACGTGATGCACAACGTTAATTTGTCTCTGCCATTCAACTTTGAAGAACTGCCAGACCCAAACACTGAATCTGGATTGCCAGAGTTTGCCACGCTTGCTATAAAGTTAAAGTTGGCCGAGCGCATTGCCCCAAGTTACAACAAGTCATCTGGAATCCCCGGACTAGCTTCTGCATGGTCGCGATTAATCACCCGACTATCACAGCCAAAATACCTACAGCCATCCAACTTGATGCCTCTTGGCCGTGGCAATCGCCCGTTTATCACCAACAATAACTACATGCCAACACCGGTTAATCTGCCGCCAGGCACAATTGAGCTAAACATCAACGATGCGGGGATGTTTCTGGTTGAGTTTGGCGATTATCTGCAATCTGGCGAGGTCATTAGCTCCATTGTTGACACCGCTGAGGCAGGCATAACCGTTTTAAGTGATTCGATAACCGGCGACTCCTACAGCATTGAAGTGCAGGCAGGCTCATCCACTGGGCTAACCAGAATTAAATTGGTAATGACCGGCGACATGGGCAGCAAGCGCACCCGGTACATGTATTTCAATATCGTTGACGGTACTTCGGCCAATGGGTGAGCTGATCATCCCCATCATTGGCGGCGATCAGGTATTGAGTAACGCCGATTACGCCGACGCCATACCAATCAACATGATTGCGGTGATACGCGATATTAAGGGCAATCCTGGATATTTAATCTCGCACGACGGACTAACCCAAACGCATACCGGCCAAGGCGTTGACCGTGGTGCCCTATTCAATGAGCGGTGGGGCAGATCATTTAGGGTTTCAGGGAATAAATTTATTGAAATCGTGGGATCAACAGTAGTTGTAATTGGTGACATATCCGGTTCTGGCCTTGTTCGCATGGCCTACGGTTTTAATTCGGTGATGATAGTTGCCAGCGGAAGCACATACCGATACGACGGCACCACATTAACGCTAATGACCGACCCAGATTTCGGCGCACCCATTGATGTTATTTGGCTGGATCAATACTACATTTTTACAGACGGAGAATACCTCTACCACACGGATATTGGCGACGAGACAAGCATAAGCCCTCTAAAATTCGCCACATCGGAATTATCCCCAGACAAAACCAAGGCTGTTGGCCGTACCCAGGACAATTTGCTAATCGCGATCAACCGATACACAACAGAATATTTTATTGATCAAGCCAATGACAATTTTGCGTTTAGTCGAATAAATCAAAAAGCCGTAAATTGCGGCACAGTGAGTGCTGGCGGATGGGTTGAATTAAGTGGCCGTGTTTACATGCTTGGCGGGGCCAAGGGTGAGCCTGTTACATTTAAATTGCTTGGAGCTGGGCAGGCTGAGACAGCCGCAACCGACTACATTGAGCGGATTATCAACAGCTACAGCGAGGCCGAGTTATCCACAGCTTATTTGGAGGGTCGATCACGAGCCCGCGATCAGCTCGTTTACATTCAACTGCCTAACCATACGTTACTTTATAACGTTTTTATCGCGAACAAATTCGGCCCACAATACGCCTGGTCAGAACTGCGCAGCGGTGATGATGCGTGGCGGGCGTGTAACGGCGTTTACGATACGAACCTGGGTCAATGGATATTCGGGGATAAACTGGGGGCAACCATTGGGAAGCTTGATGATACATTGGCATCGCATTATGGCGCATCCGTAACATCGCAATTTCAAACGGCATTAATCCCAATGGAATCCGTCAGCATTTCGGAGCTTGAACTAAACGTGGTTAGCGGCTACGGCGAGGACACGGCGCTTTTTGTCAGCACAACGCAAAACGGCAGCTATCACGGAGCGGAGTGGACTAAATACATTGCTATGGCCTTGATGTACAACTATCGCTATATAGTCCGCCGCGTTGGTTATGTACGCAAACAAATTGGATTTAAATTTCGCTCGCTCAATAAATCAAAAATAAACGTTTCCGGTCTGAAGGTAACGCACGATGGCGGCTAAGTCGTCTCAGTATTATATTAGTGACACGGATATCGCGCAGTTAATGGCTATGAGCGGCCTTCCTGCTAATTTTAAGCAACTATTCGCCCGCGATTATTCGGCATTAAAGCGTGATATTGGAGGCGACAAAGACGCAATCACATCGCTTGAGGTGCGGGCAACAGAGGCAGAAGAGCGCTTAGATGAAATTGATGACCACATAGAAATTATTGACGCCCAGATTGTCGCGATTGATCTGCGGGTAACGACTGCCGAGGGTGATATTTTAGACCTGTCGCTTCGAGTAACACAGAACGAAAGCGACATAGCGGACAACCGCGCAGACTTTGACGCGCACGTTATTGACACAACTACTCACGGAACAACGGGCGAGATTGTCGGCACGGGGAACTATGCCAGCGCAGCAATAGGTGGAACAGTTCTATTGGCCGCAGCGGTAGCCGATGCCGTGCCAAGCACTGTGTCAATCACGAGCACGCCAAATGCGGCAGGAGTTGCCTATTCCCAGGTTGACGCCGCTACATGGGTGGCAATGCTGAACGAGCTTAAAGCGGACGTTAATACCCTTGTCACCAACACAAACGCAGCAATAACACAGCTAAACGCTTTGCTGGCATCTGAGCGTGCCGCCAAGCAATTGGCACCGTGATTAGGGACGCAACGCAGGAAGATTTGGCCCACTGCCTGGATGCTGGCATGGCAAAAAATACAGGGATACAGCTAAGCGATATTGACAAGCCGATGATTTGCGTAGAGCTGGACGGTTATAGAATGTGCGCCCTAGTGTATACTTTAGACGGTGACGCGGAGGTGCATCCAATCACGCCAAGGGTGTCTGCGATTAAGTCGCGAGACCTAGCCAGGGAGCTAATAAAATACCTAGGAACTATTGGAATAAAAAGAATTTATACAACAATCGCGCCCGATTTTAAGCGGGTCGAAAATCTAGCACGAAAGCTAGGATTTGAAAAAACAGGTGGTGACGTATGGGTCTTGGCGGAAATTCCTTTGCTGAGCAGATCATCTAAGTACACAGGTGGTGACGTATGAGTATTGGCGGTGCAATTTTAGGTTCTTCCCTGCTGGGCGCTGGGGCGTCAATTATTGGCGGAAACAAAGCGGCAAAGGCTCAAACTAAGGCGGCTAATCAGGCAACTGCGCTGAGCCGCGAGCAGTACAACAAGGGTCTTGAGCTGACGGCTCCTTTTCGTGAGCTTGGAATAGGAGCAATTCCCGGACTTCAGAGCATGGTCGATCAGCCTGTAACGCCTTTTAAATTCCGCGATGCTTCGACCTACCTTAATGATTATTTTAAAGGGCCGGAATACGAGGCTCTAAACGCCCAGGCGCAGGATCAGATATTGCGCAATGCTGCGGCCACTGGTGGATTTAGAAGCGGGGGGACACAAGCCAATTTGGCAATGATCGCGCCAACTCTAGGAATACAGGCATTGCAGCGGCAAAACTCGCAAGACCTCCAAGAGTACGGCACCAACCAGTCGGCTAATGCTGACCGGTTCAACCAGCTTTATGGAATTACAAACCTTGGAGCTAACATCGCCACAGGAAACGCAAACGCAGGCGCTAATTTCGCCTCGCAGGCCGGGCAAAACGCAATGTATGCTGGCAACGCAAAGGCGGCTAATTACATGAACACGGCAGATGCATTAACTGGACTCGGAAAAGATTACGCATCGTATAAGTATGGCCAACATTTGGGGTTGTTCTAATGGATGGGGTAATGGGCGATATTATTAGAAACGCGCAGGGCCTACAGGGCTTGGCCGCTATGAAAATGCAGATTGACGAAAACAAAGCGGCTCAAGAGCGGCAGAAAATCGGCATGGAGGCTCTCAATAAATACCGAGAGAGCGCCCAGCTTGGGCATCCGGATGATAACGCTTTTACCACTGCGGTTATGAATGTGCCCGATGCTGCTAAAAACGTCCTGGCATCTATTGGCATTAAGGACAATTTGCAGAAAAAGGACGCGGCGAGCTTCGCTTTAAAAGCGGCAAATATTGTTGAATCGCCTGAGCAGTTTATTGGCGCTATCGATGCGCGTATCAAATACCTGCAAGACGCGGGACGCGATCCAAAAGATTCAATTGCTTTGCGTGAGCAGTATTTGGCCGGAGACAAAGAAGGAGTAAAACGTAACCTAAAAGGCGTTGCTGCGGCGCTCGTTGGCGATGGTGTTATTGACCATAAGATGTACGAATCGACCTTTGGCGAACCGGAGAAAATGAACGAGTACCAGCGCCAGCAGATAGCGCTGCAAAATCGAGAGTTGGATTTGCAAGGCAGGCAAATCAACCAAAATCAAGCCGCTATTGGCATGGGAACGTCAAATCAAAAAGATTGGGAGACGTATCAGCGACTTTTAAAAACCGACCCAGAGCAGGCTTCAGCTTTTGGTCGAGCGGCTGGATTTTTATCAAAAGAAGGTCAGCAGCTTTCGTCATTCAGCGAAAAGCAAGTTTCTGCGGCGAGTGATGAATACAATAATGCCAATACTGCGGTGACAAAATACCAAAATCTAGCCGACGTTATACGATCTAAAAAGCTTGGCGGTGGCCTTGGTGCCTCTTGGGCGGAGGCAATAAAAGAATACACCGGCGACCAAAACGAAATAACACAGCTACGCAAAACCGTGTCTGAAATTGTCAACAGTGAGGCCATAAAATCGCTTCCTCCTGGACCAGCAACAGACCGCGACATTTCATTGGTGCGCGAGCCATTCCCAACCGCCAAGGCCAATGGAGAATATATTGCAAATTGGCTAGAGGCTGTTTCCCGCCTCAATCAAAAGCGTGCCGAATATGCCGAGCACAAAGCCGCGTTTATTGCCCAAAATGGCGGCCAGCGCAACAAGGCTGGGGAAACGGTATTAAGCACCTGGAAGGCAAAGCAGACCGAACAAGCGCCAGCACAGCCAGCATCTAGTAAGTACAAAATAGAGGTAATGCAGTAATGCCAACCTATCAAGTCACCGATCCTAAAACCGGATTAAAGGTAAAGCTGACCGGTGACGCGCCACCAACCGACGCAGACCTTGATGAGATTTTTTCAGGGTTGGCTCAGCAGCCTGCTGAGCAACTACAAGAGCCAAGCCTGTTACAGAAAGCCGGTAACACAGCTTATGAGTTTGCATCAGCGGTTAACCGTGGTGCTCTTGATATTGCTGGGCTTCCTTCTGAGCTTATTCGGATTCCGGTTAATGCTGGGCTTCAAATGGCCGGGGTTGACTATCAAATCCCTCGCGCCTCGCAAGCTATTCAGGAGGCTACCGGGATCGGCCAAGGCGGATATATGGATCCTGGAACCGCCCGCGATATAGTGCAGGCCACTGGCGAAGCTATTCCAGCCTCTATGGCCGCTGGTGCTGGATTAACCGCTGCTGCGTCCAGGCTTCCTGCGTTGACGGCTGCAAGCGAAGGCATATTGCCTGGGGCACTTAGAGCCGCAGGGCAATCAACTGCTGCTCAAAATGCCGCCTATGGCGCTCTTGGTGGTGGTGGTAGCGTAGCTGGAAAAGAGATCGGCCAAGCTGTAGGCGGTGATGTTGGCGGTGCCATTGGCGAGATTGCCGGAGGTGTTGCGGCTCCAATGATTCCCAGCCTAGCATCGTCAGCCGTCAAAGGTGCTGCAAGCTCTATTTTTGGCGCAAAAGATCAGACTAAGGCACGACAAATTGCCGAAGACTTCGCTACCTTTGATGCTAAACCTACGGTGGGTTTAGTGTCTGGCCGTCCAGGCTTGCAGGCCACTGAAACCGTTATGGGTAGCGCCATTGGCGGAAGCCCTATCGCCAAGGCTCGCGAGTCAATCGGAACTGCGATGCAGGCTAAGCTTAAGCGCATTGCGGCATCTATCAGCGACGTTCGCGGGGCAGAAGACGCCGGGCTGGTTGTGCAAAAGGGCATTACCGGAAAAGGCGGGTTTATTGATCGGTGGAAGGATGGTCAGGCAGCTCTATGGGGCAAGGCTGATCAACTAATAGCTCCACAAGGCCCGGTGAACTTAAATAACACCAAGCAAGCATTAGACGGAATAGTTCAAGGTGGCCGGTTCGGCTCAATTCTTGACAATCCAAAGCTATCACAAATAAAACAGGCATTGGATGAAGGTGCAACGCTACAATATGACGAAGTGCGGAAATTGCGCTCACAGCTTGGCTCTATGCTGTCTAATCCAAGCCTTGTTGACGATATACCACGCGGCGAAGTTAAGCGCGTCTACGGTGCGCTCAGTGAAGATATTAGGGCGCTGGCTGCTAGCAGTGGGCCAGAGGCGGCAAAAGCTTTTAACCGGGCTAATACTTATACCAGGTCGGGTCATGATCGAATTGATGACTATCTCGAAGGAATCGCTAAAAAGGTTAACCCTGACGAGGTATTCAGGGCCATTGCAAAAGGTGGAGAAGGTGTAAAACGCCTTAACTCAATAAAGCGCAGCCTAAAGCCGGAAGAGTGGGACGTGATCGCCTCCAATGTTGTTTCACGCCTTGGCCGCGCTTCACCAGGCCAACAGATAGCGGAGGGCGAACAAGCTACCGGGGATGTTTTCTCTATTGCTAAATTTGCCACCGATTGGGAAAAACTCGGCCCAGCTAGAAAAGTATTATTCACTGGCACAGAAAATACCAACAAATACGCCAGCGATTTAAACGCTATTGCGCGTGCGGCAGGAGCCTATAAGCAGGCTTCGGCACAGGGCGCAAACTACTCAGGAACCGCGCAAGCAGGTGCAAGGCTTGGTGCCGCCACAGGATTGGCCACGTCAATATTTACCGGCCAGCCATTGGTTGCAGCCGGTGTGCTTGGATCAATTGCGACAAATAATGTGGCATCACGGTTAATGACAAACCCTAAATTCGTGGCAATATTAGCTAAAGGCATTAACTCCAATTTGTCGCCTAATTCAATCGCCGCACAACTTAGCGTTCTAGCCAAAAATTCAACCGCTGAAGACGCCGCGATAATTTACAATTACCTGCAAGATTTAGAGACCCAACAAGGGGCCGAACAATGAGCTACAGCGCAGAATTAAATATAATCAACGTAACCGACCCTGCTCAGTTTAAATCTCTTACTGGGGGAAAAGTTTGGTTTGGCGTTCCAAATGGCAGTCCAGCAACAGTTCCAGGTGATCGCATTCAAGTTTATTTGGCGCGACAAGGCTTATCCGATCTTGCAATTGCACAACCGCTCGACATTGGCCCAGGTGGCCAAGTTATGTACAGCGGGCAACCTGCACAGATTAAAGTTTTAGTTCCTTACTGCGTACAAATAATGAATTCGTTAGGCGTTCAGAAATACTACGTCCCGCAGGCCCTGGAAAATAATAGCAATATATTGATCTACGATCCTCCGTTTGACGCTGCTACACAAACATACGTTGCGTCAAAACTTGCGGAATTCTT